TCACTTCCCGCAATGGTCCTAAGTCACGCCCGAGGTCAACGACAAGCCGACGTAGGGCAATGATATCCGCTTCGATTTGGTCTAGCCGTTCCATCACTTTCCTTTCGTCTTAGCCCACTCACTCATCTTATCCATTCGTTCCTGCAACTGCCCTATCATCCTGTCCCGATCCTCAATCATGGCAACGAGTTCATCAATCCTCTTATGGGCACGGTCAATCTGTTTTTGATGATTAAGTAACTCAGACTTGCACTCGACCGCTAACTGATTCCTCGCTGCTTCCATGTCTCGGAGGTAGGCTTCGCGTGGTGTCATTCGAACAAACTCCCAGCAACCTCGACAACCTTAACCCTTTCAAGACTCTTGAGATTCTTAACCGCCTGTCGGAAGTAGCTAGGCTTCAACTCGACACCGATGCCACGACGGCCAAGTTTAACCGCTCCATAGACTTCGGAACCAACGCCCATGAATGGGGTTAGCACTACCTCGCCGGGATTAGACCACATTTGAACACATCTTTGAATCACGTCCAACTGTAGCGGATGCTGATGTCGTTCGTCGTCCTTGTCTTTGCTTTCCTCGTATGGCAACACGTTATCGAGTCGAATATCATCCCAAAAGGAACTCGCGTAGTGTCGCCAAATCCAATGACTGAATCGGTTCTCGGTCTGCTTTCCCATCCATCCTTTGTACCGGTGCAGTTCTTCCGGTATCTGTCGCTCTCCGTAGTATTCGTGCAATCCGTCCTCGTGCGTAACAGGTATCGGATTGACTCCATTCTTTCGGAATATCAAAAGATAATCAGCAGCAGCAACATTTACCTGAGTAGCATCCTCACATACTTGACGATGGGCTAATGCCTTTGACATGGTCCTATTGCGGACTGCTAAAGGTTCTTTCCAGATGCAAATTCGCGGAACGTACTCCCAACCCATTCGCTCATGCAGTCGGATAATGTCACCTGGAAAATCAGTGTATCCGCAGATGTTCGCACCTTGTTTTGGAACGTCCATGCAATGCACCGCCGACAACCGACCTGGAATTGTTAGCCTTGTAATCTCACTAACAATGAATCCATAGTGTTCAAAAAACTCATCATACGTTCTAGCGTTTGATAAGTCTCGAACGCTGCTGGAGTAGTTGTATAAGCAGCCACCGTTTGCCGTTGCAAATGGAGGCGAGTAAACCGACAGCCCAACGGACTCATTAGGCAATGACTGCAACACCTCCGCAGAGTCACCGTTGAATATCGCGTAGTTATCTGATTGAACTTGATTTAAGACAGCCATTTTGGAACCTGTACTTTCTCTGGGAAATAATCGCTCGTAGTTAAGTGCATCGCGTCCCGCATGTGAGCGACCAACTCACGGAACATCGTATTGACTTGTGCCTGTTTTCGTTTCAGGTTTTGCAAAACTCCAAACTGCCCTTCGGATATCACAATGCTTACGTCTACCGGTTTCGTCTGCCCAAACCTCCAGCATCGTCGAATTGCTTGGTAGTATTGTTCAAAGCTATGACTAGGGAAAATCACAACGTTCGAACAGTTCTGAAAGTTAAGACCCCAAGCTCCGATCTTAGGCTTGATGATTAGGTTTTGAATCTCCTTATTGGCAAACCCAATTAACGCCGCTTCCTTTTCATCGTCAGACATTCCACCATGAACCTCGACGCTGTTATTGATGGCCTTTGATAGTGCCTTGCCTTCATCGTTTAACTCACACCATAGAATACTTTGATCGGTGCGACCGTTGACCAATGACGCCGCAAACTCGACTCTTTCAGGTATTGTTCTACGTCGCTCCTCGCGTTCCTCTTGCATATCTGTGGCTGCTAGATCAAATAAAAAGCCGTCTCGCTTTGTCTTGGATTCGACGCAATACTCGCGTTCGTTCAATGGAGGCAACTCAAACCTAGATCCGTCAAACCCTAAATCAGATGGCGTTTGAATGGAACGCGCCCAGCTACAAGCCCACGCCCAAAACGGCCCTTGAGCATGCCCACGAAAACGGTACTTAGTTCGTCCCCATCCATGATGATCCTTTGAAGTTTCTTGCTTAAAGAAAGTCGTGATCATGTCACGGAAACCAAGTAACCCCAATGCCTCGCTAGTTGTTCCAAGTTCCCAAAAGTCATTCGGTGCCGCTGTTGCCGTACACATCAAACGATAAGCAACGGTTCGCATAAACTCGACTACAACATCTTTTCGCTGACTCTTAAAGTCCTTAATCGCTGAGGACTCGTCGCAAATCACTCCGGCAAACATTGACGTATCGTACTTATCTAGCTGTTCGTAGTTAGTAACCCAAACGCATTTCGTAGAATCCATCCGTCCGTCTTTTGTTCGCTTCGCATCGATGCCAAACTTCCCAGCCTCAATTACAGTTTGAGCACCGACTGCCAACGGAGTCACAATCAGCACCGGCTTATTTTCTCGCTCGATTACCTGCTGTGCAAAAGCCAATTGCATAGCAGTCTTGCCCATGCCGCAATCAGCAAAGATGGCCGCCCGACCTTTTCGCAATGCCCAGTCAACTAGATAGGCTTGGAAGTCAAATAGAAACCCAGGCAGATTACTTGGAGCGAATCCAGCCTCATGCTTGAACTGCGACTTGTTCTTGATAAACTCGCTATACTTCATTCTTGCCAATCCTTAATTATCTGCTCGCCACACAACGCCGCTTTGAGTTTCGCAATCGCCTTCGCTTCAATCTGCCGGACCCGCTCTTTGGATATCCCCAAATAATCAGCGATTGATTGGTACGAGGTCAAATTGTGATCATCGTGCTTGTGTACTAAGTTAGCCCAACCACGTTGACGCCAACTTTCCATCGCCCGCTTTTCACCACGACGGAACGTTCTTGTCTGACCGTCGCACCGTGTAATGGTTACTGTCTCACTCATACAAACTCCAACGTAAACACGCCCTTGAACAATTCCTTGAGTTTGGCTTCACGGTCGCGAACCCAAATGCCTTCTTTGTCGTTGATCTCAATTGCACGTTCTTGGGTGTCGTTATCGACGCCAACTATTTCTAATTCATCAGCTCTGAGAGAACATCGGTTGACCATAATACTTATGTCGATACCGCAAGCCTCACCAACCAGCCCCATAATACAACCGCATCCATCACTGTTGATCAAAACAAGGTCTTTACCAGTTCCGCTAATTGGTGTCCGCCATCGTTCCCGTTCAATCTTTATCGTCCGCATAATCTTTTCTCCTGTACCTTGATCCGTGCCTTGTAACCGTCTCGCAAGTCTGCCAACTGTTCGCGAGTGTACTTGTATCCAGAATGCCTTAACGCCCGTAATTCGTCGATCTTCTCTGGCCCGTAATTCTCTAGCATGTACTCGACATACGCCGCACCGTTGCCCGATAGATGCTGGTTGCATGAGACGCATTGAACGTGAATGTTATCCTCGACTAAGAGAATCGCTTGGACTCGCGACCCTACGAAGTGCCCCGCGTTCATCTTGCGGTAATCGTCACGCTTACCACAGGTCACACATTGGCAGATGCCTTTGTCGTCTGCTGATTCCATCCGAATCGCTTTTTGCAAATCCACCGCTACTAAGTTTGCAAATTGGTTCGGCGATAGGTCGTTGCGTAGTCGTCTCACAGTCCCTCGCCCTCTTCGCAGTCAATCTCGACTTTTACGCAGGATTTGCGATCTAGTGCATTTGCATATCTATCTGCTTCAGCTTTTGTGTTATATGCATACACTGACTCGTGGTCTGCGTACACATTAAGCCAAACAGTCCGCTTGATTCGTGGCTTGACTTCGACGAGATCCCATGTATCGCCGACGGTTCCATCACTTGTCCACACGCCATCAATTCGCCATGTCGAAGTAGTTACGCTGTTGCCGTTAGCGAACTCCGCTACGACGGGCCGATCTTTTTCTAGCCCGTCTATAGTGTAGACTCGAACTGGTCGCCCTTCACGAGTCCGGTACTTCTTATTAATGTCGATCTTCTGTGTCATTGTTCAACCTTTCCTTGTGTCATATTTTTCGCGTACCACTCGTCTGTTATCTCTGTCCCCATCTGCTCCCGAACTTGTGCCCGTGAATGTTGCATCGTTGGCCAAACTCTTATGGCAGGTTCTGTTAGTTTCTTATTCCGAACCAACCGAACCACTAGCGTTATCTGCTTCCCGATCCAATCTTGCGGTTTCCCTTCTCCAAGTTCCCAACATACTAATGAGTAATTCGTTTTGTTCAGCCCGAGAATTTTATCTGACTTTGCAAATGCAAGCCCGATAGTGACGCCGTCTTTGTCGCCTCGCTTGATCGGGCAATCTTCGACGATATCCTCAATCGTTACCTTGGCAGCAATGTATTTGCCGTTTCTTAGTAAGTGCTCAGCCCGTAGGTAGGTTTGGTCTGTGTACTTCATTGCGGCAAATCCTCAGTCTCGTATTGTGTCGCTGTGAGTACACTTGGTCGAATACTAACTAACTCCACAATCTCAGCCATCATTTCAAGCACTCGCGGTACTGCATCGTCCAACGCTTGCATAACCGCTTCGTCTCGCTCGACTTCCAAGTGAAGTGGGACGAGTTGTGGATGCCATCCCCAAAAGTGACAGACCTTTCGACCTGTCAACCAAAGTACCCCCTGGCATTGCATCCGGTGCTCGTTCGGAAGCTCGCCGTCGAGTATCCACTCAATCAGCGTCTCCGCTTTCGGGCACTTGACTTCTAGACAACCATCATCACCCACTAGCCCATCAGGAGATCCGCCAACGTCCACGCCCTCCGCAAGTTGAATAAATCCCACCCGCTGAACCGGTGCAATTAGTTGCTCAAATTCAGACACGGCGTGAGGTTCTAGTTCCGAACCACGGTCCATGAAAAACGTCGGTGTCATTGGTGGAGAACTAATCCCAAATCTCTCAGCGACCTTTTGAATAGCATAGCCTCTAGCACCTGCGGATAACTGTAACTTTGCAGGCGTGAGTATCCGGCCGAATTCCGAGACTGTCAGTTTGCCTCGTCGGAGTTCTTCCCACTCCTCCGATCCTTGTCGGCAGTTGTGAATTATCATTGTCCACTCCTCGCCACAAGCATTTCATCGGCGTGCTTGTATGAGTACTCCGCACACTCTCGGAATGACCTACTGTCACAGCTTGGGTTTGCACACATGCCAGCCAACGCCTGCCCTGCAAACCAATCTCGCAAGGACATGCCATTTACTGATTCATTTGATCCGCTTGATGTTGCCAACGGAAACGCTGGACCACCGTCTTGTTTATTCGTCATTCGTCACCACCAATTCGAAAGCAGCACTTTTCCCAAGGGATTGCATGCGATGGTAGCACACTGCGACGAATCCACTCCATCGAATTCATAGATACACCCTCCCATGTATGCTGTCCTCTCGTTGGCTTATCGCGATACCAAAACCAAGACCCGCAACTGTCCATTGCAATCCACCCCGACGACACCACCGCGACCAACTCAGGCGATGGCGTCCATAGTGGTTTGGCTTTGATTGCTGTAGGATACGCGAATGTAGTGTTACCGTAGCAATCAATCCATCTGATTCCATCAAACCATTTAACTTCGCCATTGACAATTCGGAACCCGTCATAAACCCAACCATCTGGAGGGTCCGGTATTTCAATTTCAACCTTCATTAGAACTCCTCACCTCTCTGTGCCCCAACCAACTGACTCACCCGACGCGACAGATTAGCCGCGTCACTAAGTAGCCCCATAATCACAATAGCTTCCACCGGCCTAGCCTTGCCGAGTGCGTCTTGCAAATGATCCTGCACCCGACGTACAGCCACCTCAGCCGCGATCAGCTCACCATCCGTATTTGACGACATTCGAAAGCCACTCCCAAAATGATTCTTTTGTGTCT